AAAAACGTTAAAGAGTGGGCACGCCATACATTAAACACTAATCAAGATAAAGCGTTTGATGATACACACACAGGTGGATGGAAACTAAAACGCACATGGTAACAACACTAACAGCAGTACAAATATTCTTCCTTATCGTAATGGTAGGGAACAATCCAAAACAACCGATGGTAGTAGACCACCTATATACTAAGGCAGAATGCTTAAAGCAGCTATCTCTGCAAGCGAACAAAACCGCACTATGTATCAAAGGTGAGTACCATTTATACCCTAACGAATACAAACAATATATAGAGGCACAGAATGGAAGAATTCACGAAAGAACTAATACTAATGACGCTAATAACAGTAACTATCGTACTTTGGTTGCTACATCGGAAAGAGAAGAGTGACGTACAAAAAGAACACAATAAAGCCCGTCAAAAGAAACAACGTGTACTAGTACGTATAGTAGTACAGAACTCACTACTAGAATCATTTGGTATTAAGAATGGGCAAATACGCTCAGTCGATGTAGAGCCTAATGGTGACTTCACAGAAGTAGTCAAACATGAGAATGGTTCCGACCAATCAATTACAATCCTACCCTACGAATGCGTAGTACTGAGTGAAATATGATAAGCTTCAATGTAACAGCACGCGCACACGGTGCACCCGACAAAAACGGTAACACCGTTACACAGCGCATACTCAGAGGTGGTGAAACATTAGCCTACTCTGGAGGTATGCACAGAGCAGACGATTGGCGTGGACGATTCAACGCAAAAATAACAAAGAGAATTGAAGATGCAAAAGATAAACTCAAATCACGTACTCTCTACCCACGAATTCTATGCGGATAAGTCAATACCGCGCTCTCAAAGATGGAGACAGAATGATGGTAGCCTAAAAGAGCGTAAACGAATACGTACAAACAGAGAAAATGCACAACCTGATGAAAGAGAGCATAACCTCTTAGCTGATGGTGGTGGTCTAGAGAAACAACCTTGGCGCATCACAGCGACCGCATCAAATTACGACAGTACATCAGTAACAAACGAATCCGCCATACAGACCTATGGTGTGTGTAACGGCATAGACAACTGGCGGAAACGCTTTAACGAGAAATACGGGAGAACACAATAATGTTTAGTAAAAGAATGGGTACTGCACTAGCAGTAGTATGTATGGCAGCAGGTTTAGGTAGTATTCAAAGTAATGTAACTACCAATGCCAACACAGGGAACCCCAACAAGGTGCCCACGAGCACAACCAGTAGATATTGATAAACGCACCATATTAACGGTACACCATTAGAGAATTGCACAGAGAGCCATTTGCTTTCTGCAATACGTCAATGTAACGAATTAATTGCCAGTTACAGCGACATTAAAAACAGTAAACGAATTGATGACATTGTTGCTAAAGCAAACAAAGACATTGAAGAACTTACTACATACCTTGACAACCTATAGGATAAAACCATGTCATTAGAAAACTTAGTACAATTTGCAGTATCGAATAACAACTCACGTGGCGCAGGTGCTACACCGATTCACAAGTTATCAGTGGAAGATGCACGTTCGCGTATCATCATCCGTGATGGTAACAAAACTAAGAAAGAAGGTTCACAAGCCTTAGTACTTGGTTGTGGTCGTCGAGTATTACCATTAGACATCATCAAGAAAGGTTCAACTCGTTTAAATGTTGAAGATGCTCAAGTAGAAGCAGTAACAGAGCAGTTACAAGCAGCTATCGACGAGGGTGCATTTGATGAAGCAATTAAAGAGGCACAGGAAGCATTAGCTAACCCTGCACCTGCTAAAACTGCTAAAGAAGAAACTGCCGAAGAAGCTGCTCCAGAAGTAGCTCCAGCAGTAGACGGCTTAGACTTAGACGATATCTAAGAGTAAGCAACTCTATGAGCCGAGTCTAAACGAAACTCCGATTGACTGGCGTAAGCAGTTTCACATAATGAAAAACATGAGATTACTATTAATACTATTACTGCTAAGTGCAAGCAGCCTAGCAAACGACATCCTACAACCTGTAGAATATCAACTAGGTGTACACAGCACTAAAATTGAACACACGTGGCGTGGTGAGCAAAACGTTGCAAACTATGACGCAACTACGAAAAGTATAAGTATAACCGCATGGAACAAACACAACTTTGGAGTACGTGTAGCGTATGAAAAAGGTGAAGTAATGACTACTATAGGTAGATATGAGAACGTGTTAGTAGACTTAAAGTTTATTGGCTCGTTAGAAGTAGCATATAGATTCTTTGTATCAGACGATGCGTACATATTCGGTGGTATAGGAACTTATAGAATACCGCTACCTATGACTACCGTTAAGAGTGGTTACTTCCGAAACGATAGCGACGATGAGGGTTACCACCTAGGTGTAACAACCAGACATGGTGACTGGAGTATAGCATATCGTTTCACACAGTATTCTAGAATAAAGAGTAAACTATACGATGAGTGGACGAGAGGACATTCTATACACGTGAGCTACTCCTTCTAGAACGAGCATAGCAGACTCGCTAAACCTAGAACTCGTCTAATTAGCAGGACGTTAAACCGCTGAGTATAGTCACTGTTAAGACTTAAACAAGCGCACTGGAGGTGAGTCCATCTCGTTGGCTACTACGATAGTGTAGCACAAATTCAGTACATAGCTAAGTCGAGTACTCCAAAGACCACTAACGACTGTGTACGAATAACAAACTTTGTTTGAGTTTGTAAAGCTGAGAGACAACTGTAAACCGTTACTGAACGTATAATCAGTTACTATGGGGGGAGACTTTGGCGCGACTTCGACAGGTTCGACTCCTGTTATTCCCAACAACATGTACCTATGCATGATAGCAATCAATTCTAGACACTTGTAAAGTAGCATACACCTTTTAGGAAGGACTGAGGTCTACAAATAGGAGCTAAATTATTAAAGAGAGAATTATGTTCAAGAATCACGAAGTAGTTACTGATGAAGATGTCGGTAACTTTATAAAAGAATTACACGAGCAAGGCTCAACACCGTTAGAAGAGATTCAACATGAAATGGTTGGAAGTAATACAACAGAAAATGAGTTACAACCCAATAACGGGTGTAATAACAAACAAGCGTACTCCGAATAGGACACCTAAACCGAATAACTACGGTTACATAGTGTACAAACTTGATGGTAAATCGTTTAAGGCGCACAGACTGGCATTTGTGTTAATGACAGGAGACTTCCCTAGAGGAGAGGTAGACCATATAAACAGAGTGCGACACGACAACAGGTGGTTAAACTTAAGAGATGTAACTCAGTCAGAGAACCAATTAAACGCAGTAGTGTCGGCAAACAATACATCAGGGCATATAGGAATATCCCATATACCTAATGGTAAATGGAAAGCACAATTCCAAAGGATAGTAAACGGACAATACAGAACATGGTCGTGTTCCTATTTAACATTAGAGGACGCACAACATGGTAGAACAGCAGAATTGGTTAGAATTGGCGCGTCAACTACCAGTGGGACAGAAGACACGGATTGATTGTCCAAACTGTGGGAATGGAACAAACACAAATGCAATGATTGTTAATCACGGCATAAAGGCGTACAACGCAAGTTGCTTTGCATGTGGACACAACCCGTTCCAGATGAAAGGTATACAAACACTAGATGAACTCAGAGAGATAAGGAGACTAAACAATGAAACCATTGGCAAACAAATTAAACTGCCAGACGATTTTACAACTGAAATCCCACTTATCGGGAGACTTTGGCTTTACAAGTCAGGACTTCGACCATCTGTGTGGCAAGACTATAACATCGGTTATTCAGAGCGTCTGCAAAGAGTTATACTACCAGTGTACAATAAACAAGGTGCACTTATATGGTTCCAATGTAGGGCGTTACTCAAAGGGCAGAAGCCTAAGTACATACAACCTAGCAGAGATAAGACTGGTATCATATTTACGTCACTCGGAGACAAACGAGTTGGGAATCAAATTGTTGTTGTTGAAGACATACTATCAGCAATACGTGTGGGCGAAACAACAAAAGCTATTAGTCTCTTGGGAACTAAAGCAGATACAGTGCACATTAACACGCTGTCTGGCTATGACACAGTCACTACGTGGCTTGACAACGACAACGCTGGTATCAGAGGAGCGTCAGCTATTAGACAAGCTGTTAGTTTACTTACAGATACAAGAAACATCAATACGCCACTTGACCCAAAGTGCTACGACAACAGAACCATTAGGAGAATAATTGATGGGACAATCAATAAACACAACAGCTCCACATGAGGGTATAGAACTACAACTAGTCATAGACGGTAAGAAGCCTATTGGTTTAGTTGAACAACTCAAAGACCCCGTACAATATAGACAAGTGCTGCACAATCAGAATATAAAGATTAAAGTTAGAACATCAGAGGAAGGTGCAGAGGTATTATTCGCTTTACCTAACAACAGTGCACTCATGGACATGTATGAACTACTACAGAGTCCACAGGCTGCACGAGTAGTACGCTCTAAGGCAGAACATCAAAGACTAATGGGTAGACTGTTTGGTTACTCAGAAGAAGAAATAGAAGGTTTCATTAATGGCGACATTAAGTGTAACTGTAGCAAGTGTAAAGGAGTAAGTAGTGGCAGTTGATTTAGCACTATTACGCTGTATTAAGTACCGCGAACAATTTGATAAAGTACATGCGTTTATTCCTATGTCAGCAATAGACAAACGCACAAAGACAATCACCAAAGATATTGGTAAGTACTTTGAAATGCACCCACATGAAACCAAGTTAAACATGGCTTCATTCAGGTCGCTGTTCTTCACAAGCTTTCACAAGAAGTTAGCAGAAGCAAGTACAGACTATTACAACAAACTACTCACCCGTATGGAAGCTGACGTACCAGAAGAAGTACAAGCATCCTTAATCAACCAACTACTCGAATTAGAATTAGTAACAGTACTAGCTAATAAGATAGACCGTTGGCAATCAGGTGACGAAATAGACATTATACCTGAGTTAAAGTATCTACTAAAACAAGTAGAAGACAACTTGGATAAAGCAGCCGACCATGAGTTCGCAGACATCGACGACACAACTGTTGGTGAGAGTGAGACTAAAGGTATGGAATGGTGCTTAGACTTACTAAATGAACACTACAGAAATATACTAGCAGGCGACCAGACCATCGTGGCAGCACGTCCTGGAGTTGGTAAGAGTACCTTCCTAACTATGAACAACGTTAGTATGGCACAGCAGTTAGATGAAGACCGTATAATTGTATGGTTCAACAACGAGTCAAAACGACAGCGTATCATGCAGAGACAAATGCAGTCAGCGCTAGTAGAAACAGAATCAGGTTTATCACAACGTAAGAAAGCAGGTACACTCAACGACGACTACATTGAAGTAATGGGGCGTAAGGACAGAGTACGTGTTTACGATATACACGGTAAGAACAACCTGTACTTAAAACAGATACTTGAGAGCATAGTAGCATCTGGATTAAAGATTGGTGCTATTATTGTGGATATGTTAGATAACGTTAAGTTCCCTACTAATAGAGAGCTACGTGAAGACCAACGATTAGAGAGTATGTACCAATGGTTACGTGAGATTGGAGTAGAGTTTGATTGCCCCACATTCCCAACTAGCCAAGTATCTAATGAGGGTGCAGGAGAACTATACCCTGCGGCACACATGCTCAAAGAAAGTAAAACAGGTAAACAAGGTGCGTGTGATAACATCATAATGATTGGCTGTGACGAAGATGAATTCGACCCACATAAGCGTGGTATATCCATGCCTAAGACCAAGACGTTAAAACAAGGTGCACAACCACTCAGAGAAACAATTCAAATAGATGGAGACAGAGGAGTCTACAAATGATTAACGAAAAAGCAATTGAATTATGTAAACAATTATACTATGTATTAGAGAAACGTGGAGTATACCCTGCGCTAACAGGTGGTACACTATATAAAAATGGTGAGCGTAAAGACATCGACATTGTACTATACAGAGCAGAGTCTGGTAACCCACTAGACGTGAACGACGTATGGGACGACTTATGTAGTATAGGCATGTTTATAGCGTTTAACTACGACCGTGTAGCTAAGTGTACGTGGCAAGGTATTGACATAGACTTAATCTTCCCCAGAAGGTGTAGGAGTATACGGTGAAAGTCCTATGGGACACCACGAACAACAATTAACATCAAAAGACAAACCACTATTCGATTTAGGTAATTTAAAATGATTAAAGTAACAAAATTAAGTCAAGACGGTACAGCGATACCCATGGTAATAACACTACGTAACCTTATCGAAATATCACCTAAATGTGATGGAGAGAGTTGGGTTAAATACTGGGATGGTACACCGCCAGAGTTCAACCAACCATGTAAGCCGCGTACAATTGTAATCTCACAATCAGTAGACGAGGTGTATAGTGAATATTACAAAGACTAGCATTAACACTATAGTAAACAATCCTAAACACTACGAGTTCTTCCCAGACAAAGAAGCAATTGAAATCATTGCGCGTAGTTGCACACAAGAACAATTCTATGGTTACTGCTTTGGTAATAAACTTAAATACAAGTTGCGTGTTGGTAAGAAAGACAACGTAGAACAAGAGTTAGGTAAAGCAGATAAGTACCTAGAATTGTACAACACACACAAAGGATTATGTCATGGTTAATGATACATTCAGCAACAAATACTTACGTGTAACAATCTCACAAGTTGTAGATTGGGCACGTGACCGTAACCTCATTGAAGGTGCGACATCAAAAGACCAATTCCATAAACTGATTCAAGAATGTGGTGAACTATCAGACAACCTTTGTAAAGGTAAGTCTGTAATTGACGACATTGGTGACGTAATGGTAGTTCTAATTATCATTGCAGAGCAGCAAGGGCTATCTATTCAAGAATGTTTAGGTCATGCGTACAACGATATCAAAGACCGCAAAGGTAGAATGGTAGACGGCGTATTCGTGAAAGAGGCAGACTCTTTACCAGAGGGTACTACACATATGTCACCAGACAACAGACCACATAAATTAAGTGGTGGTTTCTGGAAAGTGTTTGTGGACGATGGGTGGCGAGTAGTTAGTGGCACACCTACAGGATTGAGGAAAGTGTAATGCACAAATGGAGTAAGAAAAAGTCAAACAGCATCCAATCCACACTGTTAGCATTTACATTGAGTTTAACCATATTAACAGGTTGTGGCGTTATACCAGAACCAATAGCAGCCATGTTAGGTGCAGGTGATAAACCTGCTATCGACGTAGATGCACAGGTAGGTAAAACCAATCAGATTGACGAATCACTCATAAGCGTGAAAGGTCAAACACAAACAGCAGATGCTATAACCAATACAGAGACTACGCAAGCTGAGACTATTGAAAACATCAGTGTTCCTTGGTGGACACTTATTGTAGCAGTATTCACAGGTATACTAGTTATGCCTATAGAACTAGTCCGTGGTTGGCGTATGATGAAACGAGACACACAGTGATAATATTAACATTCGATTTAGAGACGGAGAATCACCGACTCAACAAAAGACTAGCAAGTCCATTCGACCCACGCAACTACATAGTACAAGTCGGTTGGAACATTAACGGTGGGGAAGTACATGAAAAGTACTACACAGAGAACCACAGAAAGTTAGTGATGCCAAAAGAGACACTACGTAAAATGGGTAAAGGTGACGTAATTAATGGGTTCAATATCAAATTCGATTTACTTTGGGTATGGTCAGAACCAGAATTACAAGCAGCTCTAAAACGTGGTGTTAAGATATACGATGGGCAATACTCAGAATACTTACTAGGTGGTATGGTACAAGAAGTACAAATGACATCTATGAACGCTATAGCAGAAAGTTATGGTGGTGGCTGCAAGGTAGACGCAGTTAAAGAAATGTGGGAAGACGGATGCTTAACCAGTCAGATACCACGTGACCTACTAACCGATTACCTATGTGGTGACGGTGAAGAAATTGTAGGTGATGTGATGAACACGTGGCTGATTATGAAAGGTCAGATTAAACGTATGAGAGAAGAGTTACCACCAGAGTTCCGTAAAATGTTACAGTTCCGTATGGATGGTTTACTCGCTACTACAGAGATGGAATACAATGGTATGTTCATCAATCAAACAGTAGCAGAAAAGAATCGGGACTCACTAGTGATAGACTTAGCAACAGCTAAGACAACACTACAAGAATTTATACCTGCACTACCAGAAGAATTAACATTCAATTGGAACAGCACACAGCACAAGTCCTGTCTAATATTTGGGGGTACAGTGAAGTACAAGAAGTGGACACCTAACACCGTGAATGGTTTAGTAGTCTATGTACAACAAACAGTTAAACACCCACTGTTCACATATGGTGGAGAAACATTACCAGTAGACTCAGAACTATGTAAACTAGCAGGTATCATCTGGATAATGGAAGTGCCTAAAGGGACTATTAAGTCCTTTGAATATAAGGGTACATACTACATAACCCAAGACACATTCTTGTCGGGTAAGAACAAAGGTAAAGGTAAATTTAAGAATGTCAAAACAGACGACTTAGATAAACCTAAAGGCAGTTTAAAAGACCACTACTTTACGTTTAAAGGTTACACAAAACCAGAGAAGAAATGGCAGGGTGCAGCAACAGATGCACGAGATAAGCCATTGTACTCGACAGCAGAAGAAGTAATAGACACGCTAGAACACAGGGGATTACCATTCACAAATGCGTTAACACGACACGCTAAAGTAAACAAAGAACTAGGCACATACTATTGGCAAGAAAACGACAAAGGTGTGCGTAAAGGTATGTTAACACTAGTAGGCAAAGATGGTATAATACACCATAAACTGAACCACACTAGTACAGTAACATCACGTATGTCTAGTTCAGACCCAAACTTACAGAACATTCCACGTAAGGGTGACGAACGTAAAAAGAACAAGCACATATCGAGAGTTAAACAGTCATTTACTTCCAGATTTCATGCGCTAGGTAAGCTAGCCGAAATTGATTACAGCCAACTAGAAGTTGTAGTACAGGGTGTACTAACTCAAGACAAACAACTATGTCAGGATTTACGAGACCGAATTGACTTCCATTGTAAACGATTGTCGGCCAAGTTAGGAGAAGACTATGACTACGTATGGGGAAAGTGTCACACCGACGATGACCCAACATATGGACAAATGCGAACAGGTGCTAAAATATTTAGTTTCCAGAGAGCGTATGGTGCAGGAGTTGCAACAGTCGTGGATTCAACGGGAATGTCCAAAGCAGACGTGGAAGGACTCATTGCAGCAGAGAACCGCTTATACCCTAGTATACAAAGGTTCGACGATAGGCTCAATGCGACCATTAACGCTAATCGCAGCCTCAATGGCAGAAAGATATTCCACAATGGCATTGCATTTAACCAAGGTGAGTCCTTTTGGGATAGTCCCACGGGCACCCGCTATGTATGGAGAGAGGGTATAACTCCTGACTTCATGCACGACAAGGGTAAGTATACGGGATTCAGTCCAACTGAACGAAAGAACTACCCAATGCAAGGACTTGGTGGAGAGATAATGCAAACTATGTTAGGTGTAGTATTCAGATACTTCCTAGCTAACGATAGATTCGATGGTGACGTATTACTCGTAAACACAGTACATGACTGTCTGTTACTAGATGGTGTAGAAGACAAGATAGAAGGTGTAGCACGTGAAGTACACAAGCTACTGGAAACAGTACCAGAAGTATTTAACAAAGCTTATCCTAAATTAAACATAACAGTACCATTCCCTGTAGAGACAGAGATAGGTCGAGACTTATTCGACATGACGGTACTACATTAGGAAATAAAATGACAACAGTAGTAGATTTAGCAAAACTAGCGGCAGCAGCGGCAGAATCAGAGAACACATCAGTAGATAGTTCAGGTTTTGTACGGGAGTTACCAAAAGTAGGTAACGCCCTTGTACGTCTACGTGACTACATTGAGTTCGGTAAACAAGAACCATCAGCAGCAGGTAAAGCACAGGGTTACAATAACTCATACAAAGCACGATTAACGTTTGAATTACTTCATAAGAAGCACATACAAATTGTGGGTGACGACAAGAAAGAAGTACCACACACAATTGACGTTTACGTTAATAAAGGTGCTACTGCAAAGTCGGGTTTCAAGAAGTTATTCAAATCATTAAACGCTGCAACAGGTGGCACAGCTAAGACATTCTTAGACCTCGTAGGTAAACTGTCTATGGCAACAGTCGTACACAGCAAGCCTGAAAAAGAAGGTGAGAAACCTAAGTACGCTAACCTAGACAATGGTGGCTCATGGACGTTCCGTGAACCAGTTCGTGAGAACGACGACGGTGAAGAAGTACAAATTCAATGCCGTGAACTTATGGAAGAACCTCGTATATTCTTATGGGAGAACGAAACAATGTCTGACGAAATGGTACAGGCAATGTGGGCATCTATCTACCGTGAAGGAACTTACACCAAAGGTGAAGGTGACGCAGCGACAGAAGCATCATTGAACTTCGACCAAGAGAAAGTAATGGCTAACATTGAGTGGGAAGGTTCACGTACCCAATCACTAGTAATGGAAGACACTACAATCACATTAGATGGTGAAGATGATTTAGACGTACCAGAAGATAAAGGTACTTCTAATGACGACGATTTAGACGGTATGGATTTGGACGACTAATGATAAAGATAATACAATCTAAATTCGAATTACGAAATAACATTGTATTCTCAATCTATAAAGACAGACCATTATTAGGTGGGTTGGATAGCTTAGGCTATCCGACTACATCTATAGATGGTGTACCTTACAGAATACACAGAATAGTGTTTGGGTTAGTTCACGGCTATTTACCTGCGTATGTAGACCATATAGACAGAGACAAAACAAACAACCACCCTAACAACTTACGTGAGGTCACAAACACTGAAAATTGCAGAAACACCAGTTTGCGTAAACACTCCACAACAGGTGTAAAGGGAGTAGGTGTAAACAGAAGTGGTTCATTCTACGCATACGTTAATACAATAAATGGTAGACGACGAAAGAAAGCAACTTTCGATTTAGAACAAGCAAAGAAAGATAGGACAGAATTAGAGCATGAATATTACAGAGATGGCAAAGGCGGCAGCACAATCTGACAGTCAACAAAACGCCTACGTAAGTGGGAGAATTCTACAGTATGACGCAGATTTTGGAGCCTACGAATGTGGTTGTTGGTTAGACGAGTCAGTGGATTCAAACATCAGAGCACTAAAGAAACACATAGAGATTAAACGTAAATTAGCAGGAGCGCAATTCGTAAACAATCATATCACATTAGGTATGAAAGGTGGACGAGAACAAATTGCAACAGTTAAGCCTTATCAGGCACAACGCTCAGGGCAGAATGTTGAGGTTAAAGAACGAGTAGCAATACTACGTAACTTCCTTGTTAGCTACCAGACTGAGAATGTCACACCAGTAGTTAACTTACTACAAGAAGCCGATGACTCGATGACACAACATCAACACAAGATGTTACATAGTGGTATAGAGAATGCTAAGAACTTGTCGGTGATAATGTCAGGTGACAAAGACTTGAATATGGCAATGGGACTCCATTGTGACCAAAAGACAGGCAAAATGGTACGTGCAAATGGATATGGCACAGTTTCATATCAAGATGTCGGAAATCTTCAACCTAAGCTCGTAGGCTACGGCACAGGGTGGTTTTGGCATCAATTATTGATGGGTGATACTGCCGATAATATTGCAGGTCTACCTAAAATTTCTGGTAAATTAGCCAATCGCTATTTGCCCACTAAAACGTACAATCCTAAGCGCAAGGCGCTGCAATGTGGCGAGGCAAAAGCTGTCGCTATACTAAAAGGTGTCCGTACCGATAGAGAAGCTGCAAAGCGCTGTTTAGAGGCTTATCAAGGACACTATACGAATGCTGTGGAAATGTTAGTAGAACAAGCGTTCTTACTATGGATGCGTAGAACAGGTAAACCAAGTGACGTTATAAACTTCTTACAAGAGAGTGGATTAGCATGTGGTTTCAGTGGCGCACAAGTAACAGCATTGAAAGAGTTTAAAAGACTCGCATACATACAAATAAAGGCAGGTGTGTAATGGATGAAGCATTACTAGAAAGATTAGCAATACTAGTCGAGGAATGTAGTGAAGTACAACAAATTGTAGCAAAAATACTACGCCATGGTATAGACAGTAGACACCCAAAAACACTTCAAACCAATACAGAGTTACTAGAAGAAGAAGTAGCTCATGTAGTGCATGCGATACAGTTACTATTTAGGGCAGGTGACATAAACGCGTGTGCAGTAGAAGAGTTTAAAAAAGCACGTAGCACCACAATCCTAAAATACATACATCACAATAAAGAACTAGCGAGTAAAGTATGAAGTTCGTAGTAGCACGAAATGAGAAAGAAGGTGAGAACGGTGGAGAAGGTTCAGTCACATTTGACCACATAGAGACAAATTCAGATTGTCCTAGAACAAACAAGCGTAAGCTTAAAGAATACCTATCAGCAATGGGTGTAGAAGAGAAACAACACAAACGTGTACTCAAAGAGCTAGGCTTTTGGGGTGTGCGTCTAGGGAGAACTGCTGATGAACAGTGCACAGATACGCTTAAGTCAGCATAGAGTACAAGCAAAATTTGATTTATTCGATGCACTTCGTAACCTAGCAGAGATACACGACGACATAGAAGTGTCTGTACGGTTGCGAGAAGACAATATAGTGCTGCGTTTATACGCAGGTGACAGGAGAGTAGAGCATAACTTTAATATTGAGAGACTCCGTGACAGTAACATAAACGAGCTTGCAGAGACATTCGACTATATGTTAGTGCATCTAAAGAGGCATGTATGAAACCACAGAAAGCACTTCATCTGTATAAAGAAGAAGAGAAGAAGAAACCTAAACACTTAGGCATAGAGTACTGGTCATTCATTAAATATGATGGTTGGTATGGTTACTACGAAGAAGGTAAGATTTACTCAAGAGCAGGTAGAGAGATACCATCTTGTGTAGAGTTGGCTAAGAAGATTCAAGCTAACCAATCATCAACGTTTAGTAGTAGAGTAGTATTTGAAATTATGGTATCAGGTCACGAGACTGACTTTGCCACAACCAATGGTATACTTAATCGTAAAGCAATAGCACAAGGCGTGTATATCAGAGTACATGACTTATTACACTTTACAGGTGGTATATTTATTAACGCACCATTCCTTATACGCTACGCAGAAGCTAGACAGTTTACTAAACAGGTAAACTTACCAGAAGTTAAACTAGCAATGATACACTACAAGTCAACTAACATAGACGACCACAAGAGAGTTTGTGAAGATATGTGGGCTGATGGTCACGAAGGTATCATACTTAAAGCAGCTCATGAACTGTACTGTCCAGACAAACGCAACTACACCTTGATGAAGATTAAGGAAGAAGTAACCGCAGAGTTAGTAGTAGTTGGTATGGAGAAGGGTGAGGGTAAATACTCTAACACATTGGGTGCTTTACGTTGCCGTTCCAAAGATGGTACTACACACCTCATCTCAGGTATGACTGACAAGCAACGTGATGATTGGTGGACACAGAAGGAAATGATTATAGGTGAGGTCGTTGAGATTAAAGCTATGAAATTATTACCTGATGGGCATTATCGGGAGCCGCGGTTCAAAGCAGTCAGACATGATAAACTACAACATGAGATAGACTAATGGCTACCAGACTAACAGTACAACAAGTACCAGTTATACTTAGTAAGTTAGTCGCTAAACAGCAGAATAAGTGTGCTATTTGTGGACATCATTTCACAAGTAGAGACTACGCTGTGCTAGACCACGACCACAAAACGGGCTTTATACGAGGCGCATTACACAATAGTTGTAATGGGATTGAAGGACGGATAAAGAGTCTAGCACAACGTGGGCACACAGGGATTACATCAGAGAAGTTTGTGGTAGGGTTAGGTAAATACCTAGAAGGGAGCAACCCACCTAAGTATAAATACCTACACCCATCACATAAAACAGCTGATGAAAAGCGACTAGCCAGAAATACTAAGGCAAGAAAGCAGCGAGCAACTAAGAAGAGCAAGTAATGAATATAGCAGACCAGATTGAATGGGAACAAGAATGCGCTGTACGCGGCTCAGAACGCTATTGCGCAAATCAACAACGACTTAAAGATACAGGTCAAGTAGAACAAACAGATACGGTCAGCTATTTATTACAAGAACGCTTAATAGAAGTTGCAACCATATTAGAGTTTCGTACAGAAAACAAAAAGCGTGGTAAATCAGCACACACTAGAGCCAAGTATAAGAAGTATCTTAAAATGTTGGCAATGGGAGACTACACTAAAGTAGCTTACATGGGTGTGACTGCAATGTTTAAAGACGCTATACGCAGTAAGAAAGACAACAAGACATTAGTAGGTCTATGTGCTTCAATTGGTAAGACACTAGAAGTAGAGGCTAAATGTACAATATTTCAAAATGAGAATGAAGCGTATTACAATAAAGTAATACAATCATTCAAGTCACAAAAGTTAACAGACGTGACTCACATGCAGAAAGTACTAATGTTAAAGTTCAAAGAATTCGATATGAAGTGGAATGAATTAACCACCGCATTGAGAGTTGTAGTTGGACAAATCGTAGTAGCAGTAGTAATGGAAGTGTTCCCAGAGGTATTCTATATAGAAGCTATAAAGAAACCCAAGGGACACCAGAAGATACTCAGTGTGACTATGGAGTTTGAGAAATGGCTAACAGAGTTTGAGACGACTCGTGGCTTCATGTACCCATACCTATTACCACTAAAGATACAACCAGTAGACTGGGATGGTGAGGGTGTAGGTGGTTACTATACACACACGATGAAAGCAAGATTACCACTAATAAAAACAAGAGGTAAGGAAGCTAAGAAGTTTATTAAGAAGCATACGCCTAAACAGCATATAGCAGCTATTAATAAGATTCAAAAGACTAAGTGGTGTATTAACCAGAACGTATTCGATATCCAAAAAGAAGTGTTTGAAAAAGGATTACAGGTAGGACTACCTAGTAACGTGGAGATAAAACCACCACCATTCCCAGAACATTTAAAGGACATCGACAAAGACGACCTAACTGAACCCCAAAAAGAAGAAGTAACCAACTGGAAAGTTTCCGCTAAGGAAGCATACCGTAAAGAAATGACTCGTAAAGGCAAAGTCCTTTTATACATGCAAGGGCGCAAACTTGCAGAAGAGTTATATGAATGGGACGAATTCTACTTCGCGTACAACTGTGACTTTAGAGGGCGGATATACTGTGCAACAGCAGTACTATCACCACAAGGTGCAGACACAGCGAAGGGACTACTACAGTTTAAAGACAAAGTAGTGTTGGGAGATTCGGGAGTAAGATGGTTAGCGGTACATGGAGCCAATACCTATGGAAACGACAAAGTCAGCTATGGCGATAGAGTCTCGTTTATACAAGAGCATGAGCGAGCAATTAGAGAAACAGTTATAGACCCTATATCCAGCAGGGACTATTGGGGAGCAGCAGACAAACCATACCAGTTCTTGGCATTCTGTTTCGAGTGGGCTAACTGCGACTATGGAAGAAATCCTAAAGCAGAGTCACAAATCCCCGTGGGGCAAGATGGTAGCTGCAATGGACTTCAACACTTCTCCGCAATGCTTCGAGACGAAGTTGGTGGACGAGCGACTAACTTGTTACCATGTGATAAACCCATGGATATCTATCAGGAAGTTGCCGATGTGTGTGCAGACAAACTGCGCGTAATAGACAACCCTATGGCACAGAAGTTGTACACAGTAGGTATAACTAGAAAGTGTGCAAAGCGTCCTGTAATGACACTACCCTATGGTGCGACTCAACGTTCAGCCCGTATGTACATTCTAGATTGGTTAGAAGACAATTGGAGTAAGTTTGATTTACCCGAAGAATACAGGTTCCAATATGCAAACTATTTGACACCTATATTATGGGAGTCGATAGGGGAAGTTGTGATAGCAGCGCGAGCCGCAATGTCATGGCTAAAGAGAAACACCCCTAAGACGTTTGTTAAATGGGTAACTCCGTTAGGGTTTCCAGTGTACCAACACTATGCAGAATGGGACGTAGTAACCGTAAGAACACAACTTAATGGTGGTATTCGTCTGACTGTGGGTTCACCTAATGAGGCGCATCCTAAAGTGTCCACACAGCGTAGTGGGATAAGTCCTAATTTTGTACACAGTATTGATAGTTCACATATGGTGCTAACCGTAAATAATATAGATGCTCCTGCATTTGCTATGATACACGATGATTTTGGTGTACACGCAGGACACTCAGAACATTTAGCAAGTATTATACGTAAAGCATTTAAGTATATTTATATGAAATATGACCCTCTAGAAAGTTGGGCAACGCAAGTAGGATTAGTGGGTTGCTCGTTGGAGAGAGGCGATTTAGACATAACGGAGATTACTGAGGCACAGTACTTTTTCGGTTAACCGCCACATAACAGGACATAACAATGGACGATACAAAAAATAGCATCGTTAAAAAAGACCCTACGGGGTTGATGCGACGAGACATAATGTACCTACGACAAGTATTCAAAGCAGAACCAATTAAACCAAAAGACACTCTAGCAACGATTCAGTATAAAGCAGGGCAACAATCTGTAATAGACTGGATTGACATGCAAGTAAGGAGTAAAGGTGGAATTGACCTTCAATGATAATGAGTGGAAGACAATGACAGTAGCACAGCGACGAGTTGGACTGCAACAATTGGAACAAGCTTGTAAGAGTATGGAAGATACTCATAGTGTTGAGACACCCATAGAGGAGTTATTCTGTAATGGTGTGTACGCTAGAACCATACGTATTCAAAAAGGCACATGTCTCGTTGGTAAGATTCATTTGATAGACCAGATTAATGTAGTAAGTCAAGGCTCAATAAAGATTGCTACTGATGAAGGTCTAAAGATAATAGAAGCACCTGCAATATTCATAAGCAAAGCTGGCGTTAAACGAGCAGGTTTCGCACTTGAAGATACAGTGTGGACAGAGTTTATAGCAACAGACAAGACTAATGAAGTAGACATTGAAGAAGAGTTTATTGTTAATGACTACGATGAATTAGACAAACGCTTGGAGAATAAACCATGAGTTGGGTAGCCACAGCAGTGATAGCAGTAACCTCTATAGGTAGTACTGTTATACAGCAAAGAGCGAATAAGAAAGCAGCCAAACGCGCAAAGCAGGATGCACTCGACGCTGAGAAGCAAGCGAGAAAAGCAGAAGTATTCGCAGAAACAGAAGGTGAAGGTATTGGACAACTAGCACAGATATCACTAGAAGTAGATGATGATGAACTAGATGAAGAAACCACATCTAACACAGTGCGTATTTAGGAGACACTATGACACCTGAACAGCACAAACAGAAATATCTAAATGGAACAGACTTCTTATTAAAGGGTGAGTTCGCAGATGGTGATGCCAAACGAGAGACAGTCCTGACAAACTCAGAGAAGTATGCAGGGTGGACTATACCAAATATATTCCCGAATGACCCGTTGACATCAGAGGATGAAATGCAGGGTGACTACCAATCGGTAGGAGCGCAAGCAGTTACATTCTTAGCCAATAAAATAATGATGGCACTATTTCAACCATCACGACCGTTCTTCCGAGTAGTACTAACAGACAAGCAGATGCAGGGAGTTACTGCTACCACAGGGATGAATAAAGCACAAATAGAAGAGTCGTTAGCAGAAATGGAACGTAAAGCATTACGTGAAATGGAAAAGCTTAATGGTCGAGTGGTACTAACAGATATAATAACTCAGTTAGTGGTAACAGGTAACAGCCTGCTATATATACCACCAGATGAAAAGATGCAAAACTACTCAGTGCGAGACTACACAATATTACGTGACTTACGTGGTGGTTTAGTAAAATTAATCATACGAGAAACAAAGTCAGTATCTAGCCTAAGTGACGAACTTGCAGCATTAGCAGCAAAGGAAAGTTACGAAGCAGATGCAGACATATCTATCTACACAGGTATACTAAAAGTTGGCAAAGACCAATATGTAGTATGGCAAGAGCTAGAAGATATATGTAGTTGCCATAAATCAATCGGACGATACACAGAAGATGCGTTACCATGGGTTCCTTTAACTTGGAACTTATCACGTAACAAAGACTATGGCTCAAGCCTAGTTGAGTTGTACGCAGGTGACTTCCACTCATTGTCTACAATAGCTGAGGCTATACTAGACTACACCACTATAGTAACTGACTTGAAAGTGTTAGTTGACCCCGCAGGTATGACAGACGTTAGGAAACTAAACGAAGCTGCATCAGGGGACTATGTACATGGTAGAGAAGAAGACATATTCGTACACACTGCAAACGTATCAGATGCGAGTACATTCTTAGATAACCAGTTTACAAAAATAGAACGACGAATATCAGCAGCGTTTCTAATGAACACAGGTGTAACACGACAAGCAGAGCGTGTAACAGCAGAAGAAATTAGAATGCAAGCCCAAGAGTTGGAAAGCTCATTAGGTGGTGTATATTCACGTTTAGCACAAGAACTTCAAACACCTTTAGCTAAACGCTTGTTAGCACAATTAGACCCCTTATTTAAAGACGTAGAACCAGTAGTAGTTACTGGACTAGAGTCTCTATCAAGGAACTCAGAATTAGACAGAACTAGAGCATTTGTAGCAGACTTAGCCGCATTTGCAGATGTACCAGAAGAAGTACGACTACGCCTCAACTTTGATGGTGTAATATCAGTACTTGGTGCAGGACACGGTATCGACTATAAGAGTATCTTAAAGAGTGATGAACAGGTTAAGAAAGACCAAACGCAAGAAGCACAGCAGAATGCTACGGCGGCAGGTATGGAAGCAGGGGCGGTTGACCGAGCCACAGGACAACAATAATGACAGACCTAATAAAAGCACCAGACAATAGTACACCGACAGAGACACCATCACCGAATCAAGATTGGAAGAACAACCCAAACTTAGATGAACAGGGTAACCCCATTACAAAAGAAGCACCTACACAGGAGCCTATTGTAAAGGAAGAACCTACACCAGATGGTGACCCCGTTAAAGAAGCACCAATAGGTGAGGAACCTCCAAAAGAGGAACCCACACCAGAACCCACAAAGTTCAACGCAGACGCAGTAAAACAGGTCGAGTCATTTTTGACTGATGCAGGTTTGAAACCATCTGACGTAGCGTTAGGTGTGACTCAAGAAAACGGTGCGATACCATTAGAAACCATGAAAGCTCTAGTAGACAAACATGGTGAAGCAATTGCAGGATTAATAGCAGATAAGCTACGTGTTATACACGAATCCAATGTAGGTGCAGCAAAAGCAGCAGAC